CTCCCCCTCCTTAGATATGTTCTTTAGACTGCCTGTATATCATTTCAAGACAGTTGGTGTTTACTTATTAAGCAGCACCTGAGATTCCAATAGAAGCCACTGTAGCAGATATAGGTAAAGCCTCAACATCAATAAAACCCATATGGTTTTTTGGAGTTAAATTAATTGCTTTAGCTAATTCTTCTAAAAACGCTTTTGCCTCTCCTGTAGCTACTGTAATAACAGCTTTTGCTTGTTCGTCATTAGCAGTTTCATCTGTAGGGTCAGCTAAAAGAGTTTGATAAAAGATTTCTATAGAAGTAGCACTTGCTCCATCAATAGCCATAATTGATTTAACAGGCAGCATCATATAATCACTTGCCGAAACCTCTAGGTATAAAAATTTTTCCATTTTATATAAAGTTTATAAGGTTAATAATTAAGACTTCTTGATTAACATGTAACGGTTAGGTGCAAATCCTTCAAAACCTCTTTCACATCTGTAGTGCGATTTAAGCACATCTTCAGTGTTAGTTTTGTTTTTAAGAACAGCAGAACCCGTTAACCAGTGCTCCATGTCTCGTGAATAACCATTAGCAGCTTTAAATCTAATTCTTAAAGAAGGTATTTTATCTCCAGATTTAGCATCTTTCTGCATATCCATAGGAATACAAATACCGTATCCAGGATAATTAGAATTAGCCGTTCCTAGTAATTTAGGGTGGTTAAATAAATCATAAGTTTTCTTATGGAATGTATAACCTCCTCTACTGAAAGAGTTAAAACCTAAATTCAACGCCATATTCTTATTATTTTGGAACGTACCGTAGTTAGCACCACCAGCAGCGTAAGCACCTTGAGCAGCTAATAAGTCATCAACATCTAAAGATAAATTAATACCAGCGTAAAGAGCATATTCTTTAGCACCTCTATATTTATCTAAAGACTTAACAATAGCGTCAAAGTCTGACATTGTGATTGAAGATGAACCTAAATCCATAGACTGACCTTTATTAGCAATAAAAGGAATTAAACCTTCTGTTCCTCGTAAAGTGTCAAGAGTGTATGAACTTCCATCTAAAGACACAGAGTTAGATGAAGAAACTAAAGCTGTATTAGAAGCTTGTTCTCCAATAACCATCATGATTTCAGCGTAATCCTGAAATCTTTTGAACGTATCAGCCTCACCTTTTAAGTACCAAAGGTAACCAGAACCCATCTTTTCGTTGTCAACTTTTACATAAACTACGTTAGTAGCCTCTGTACCAGTTACCTCGAAAGATTCCTTCATAATCATTACTTTATTAGAGTATTCATGAATACGAGGAGTTAATCCTTCAGGCTGTGCAGAACCTTCTGGAAATGCATTACCGATAATAGAAGCTGTATAGTCTGTGTCTTGTACGTGGTCTGTTAACCATCCATTATTATTTAATGGAGCCACTTCAAATACAGTTGCAGATGTAGCTGACTGAACATAAACCTGAGTTCCATCTTCAAAAAGAAGAATGTCACCAACTCTAACAGGGCTTTTGCTGTCATGAACTGCTTCAGACTGAACTGTCATTGTTGTTAGACCTTTATCTCCAGTATCAATTTGACCTGTTGTGTCAAATTGAACTACTAAGTCATTGTGTCGAAATGTTTCTTCGTAGTGCTCAAAAGTAGTTTGAGTAGTAGGAGCTTTAGAGCCCATTAACTCAAGTAACCCAGTTATACCTTGGTCACCATATCTTTTAATCAAATTTTCAGAAACATCTCTTTTGTGAAGCTGTCCAGACGTAGCTGTAAGAGCATTCACGTAATTTTCGTTTGTTGCCGTCATGGTTGCGGTAGGTTGTAAAAAAACCTTACCAGTTCCCGACGGAGTTGTTACTGTTGCCATTTTTTAAAATTTTTAATTTAACAATTTTTTTATTTATCTAAACATCGAGTCTTATCCAAATATTTGGTCAGATAACTGGTCTAAAATTGACACTGATTTTCCTGTTAGCGGCTTAGGTTCTGCATTAAATGAAGGATTTTTAATATCCTCAATAACCTGTTCGGTTCCTTTAGACCTGTACTGATTAGCCACGCTTCTGATAATATCTTCAAAATTATCTCTAATAAACATATCAAGATTTAATCTATCGTAATTCCAATCTCCATTGTCATCGACATATCTGTCAAAATAACCATCTAGATTAGAATTAACCTGCTTAAGTCTATCTTTATGCTCATCGTTTAAAGCAAAATCAAATGTCTCTCCCTTATCATTTATCTGAAAAGTCAAAGACTCTAAATCATCAACCTCTAAATTCATACTCCCTACCCATTCATCTCTTAACTCTGCGTGGTTTTCATCAGCTTGCATATCATCGCTAGGCATTCTGTAATCCTCCTGCATTTGTAAGAAATCCTTCCTGGCAGTGGAAGCATCCTTCTTTAGTTGAATCTTTCCAAGAGCAATATCATCAGCGTTATATTTTTTAGAGTCTAATTTATAAGTAGACTTAAAAAACAAATCTAATTCCTTTGCTGTTAACTCAGGGTTATCTTGTCTTAGATACTCCTTCATTAAAACCTCATCAGGCACTTTATTATAGTCAACAGATTGAGTACGTATATAATCATATACGCTTCTACCTGTATTTCTAACAAATTCATCCATTCTGGCAACCTGCTCGCTTGCATAATTAGGACTTCCTTGCTGACTAATAGCTTCGCCAAACTCTTCTATGTCTTCAAATTCCGTACCGAACTGTTCGTTAACGGCATTTAAGAAATTTCCGACTTCATCGTAATCATCTGACTCATCTACCTCGCCTGAGGAATCATCGTATTCATCTTCCTCTTGGTTTTCTGTATATTCAGAAGAATCTTCTTGTTGTTCGTATTCCTCTGATTCTGTTTCTTGTTCTTGTTTTTGTTCTGTTTCTTGTTGTGGTTCTGCTTCATTACTCACCTCTTCTGTTTCTGGTGATTCTGTAAGGTCTACAACCTTTGGTGCTGATAAATCAACAACATTAGGTTTTTGAGACCTATCCATAGAAACAACTTCACCACCAAATTCTTCGGCTATTATACCGCCTATATCATCTGTTGCCATAATAAATTAAATTAAATTAAACACTTTTTTTGCAAATATAATAATTTTTATCATATCTGAACTATTTTATGAAGAATATTTTGACCCACCCATTAAATCTGGGTCTTCAATAGGCTCTTCAGCACCTTTTCTCTGTTCAATCATTTGAGACTGAAAGTGTGCACTTTTAGCTATAGAGCTCTTCTTGGACTCCCCTGAAGACTTTGCTTCAGCCAGTCTAGCAGCGTTTTGCAGTTGCAATTCTTTCATTTTTCTCTCATGATTTTTTTCTTCAAATATATTTTTAAGCTTAAACTCTTGTTCCATTCTTGCCATCTCAGCCTGCTGAGTCATCTGCATTTCCTCCATCTTCATTTGGTTTTGAGCCACCATCTCCGCTTGTTTAGCTTGTGATGCCGCAGCAGAAGCTTGCTGTTGTTGTAAAGAGTTTTGTTTAGAAGACTCCATAGCTATCATTTGCTGCTCATCCATATACTTTCCTCTTCTTAATATCAACATCTGATTAGCTAACTTAACATTTTTAACTGACCTTATTAGAATAGCATCTTCAATTCTTAACTCTTTTTGAGAAAGAGAAACCTGTATGTTTTGTTCTAACATTTGTTTTTCTATCTCATCTGGAGAAACATCTAAAAATATACCAAAGTCATGGTTAGAAACATCTTTATTAACTTTAAAAGACTTCATTACATTCTCTCCTATAGCAGTAACATAACCCTTAAACGGTTTATCATATTTAACTAAATCTTGAAGTCTCATTGAAACACACTCTCCTAGAGTTTTTGTCATACTTAAGTATCCGTCATTTAAAGCTCTTGTAGCATTATTAGAAGCCATTAATTGCATCTTTTGAATACCCACCAAAGCTTCACTAGAAGGCTGAGCCCCTTCTCTGGCTTCGTTTACACCTGTAACATCTCTAATCATCTGTAGATTATGATTATATATTTGAATAAGATTCATTACATCTCTACCTATACCATTTTCTAATTCTTGAATAGGAACACTTCCAGATGGATTTCCTTCGTCATTTAAAGACCTGTAATATATGTTACCAGTTTGGTCATATATCTCCTGTAGCTCTAAAGGTGTAAAGTTTCCCCCATCTCCTTTAGAAACATTTTCTAATGAACCAACCTCAAAAGCAGCACCCTTGGGTCTAGCTTTAGCTAAAACTTGTTGCATTTTTAAATGAGCCAACTGTATTTGGTCCGCAAAAGGAATCATTCTAGATACCATAGAGGTAAAGCTCATTTTGTGCATATTAGGTGCATATATAACGTAAGACATTTTTGTGTCAGCCAAATTTGATTTAGGTCTAATCATATTTTGACTTCTTTTGTAATCAAAAATATAATTAGAACCAACTATGTATTTTCCACAGTAAACAGATTTTACAACACTTTTAACATTTTTTCTTTTTAGTTTTGAGCTCTTTGGAGCTTTATAGTTATCGTCTCTTTTGTTTAAAGAAAAACCTCCAAACTTATTTTCTTTTTTTTCGTAATTTATATTATATGAAGATATAAATTCAGCATCTAATATTTCTACTGAAAACTTATCGTAGTCATCAGAATAAAGACCAGACTGACCTAAATTAGGAGTTCCCATATTGTAAGAGCTATCTTCTCTTTTAGAATACCTGTCTGCTATTTCTTTGTACTGTTCATCAGTAAATTGGTCTCCTGCCATTCTTTTTAGCTCACCTATAGTAATTCTATAAATTTCACCTGCGTGCTGTATATTGCTAAAATCAGGAGAAGTTGAATATGAAGTTATAAGATTAGATGGATTAACATATTTTATTTTTATGCCATCAGAGGGGCTAACACTTGTTTTTAAAGCAGCTTGACCAACAACAACCAAATCCCTAATTAATCTTTTTCTTATTTCTTCATAATTATTTGTTTCTAAGACAAATTTAATTCCTTGCTCCAAAGCTATCTCATGCTCTTGCTTGTAGTTTAATTGCATAAAAAGCTCAAGCTCTTCTTTGGATTCTGGAATAAAATCTTTAGGAACAAAATCCATTCTTGTTTTATTTGAAAGCTCTTCTAAAAAACCTTTGTTCGCCATATTAAAGAACATTTTGTTTTTAGTGTTTTTTCTAGAACGCTCTGATATAGGGTCAATAGCTGTGGCTTTAATTTCATGCTCCTGATTATTCATTCCACCACAAATCACATCTACAAATTTAGGAACAATAGAAACTGGAGTCCAGTCTATATTCATATAAGATGTGTCTCCCTCAACATCAAGAAGGTCTTTGTATTTAGACACACTTTGATTACCCTCAGCATAGCTTCTGCATTTAGCAAACTTCTGCTTCTTGTCGGTATAATTATAATCATTACTAGAATCCCAGTCTGAATACATTTGTTTTAAGTATTGCAAACCATATTCCTTTTGTTCTTTTTGCTCGTTAGAAACAAGAGGACTTGGATAACCGTGTATTGTTTCAAATTGTTTTAACTCCATTTTACTTTTTTAGATATTATTCCTTTATTGTTATACCTTTTAATAAAATCCAAAGATACAACTTTTATTTCTTTTTTCCTCACATGCTTCTGAGAAGCTAATAAAGCTAAACTAGAAGCTACTGTAGCATCATATTTAGTTCTGTTGTCTGGCTCAAATCTACTCCAATCATCAAGAAGTCTGTTAAAATAACATTTTCCCATCTCACCAGTCTCTTCATTCATACCTATGTAGTCATAAACATAGGTTGCTACAGCCTCTGTCTGTGCATTAATAACAGCTACACCAGTAGAAGGTATTCCTTTTGTTTGTTGTTTTCTACTGTTGTCTGTATGTGTTGACTCTGGCCTATCCATAAGATACTCATAGTAACCTCTTCTTTCAAAATACTTTATAATACCAACCTTGTTGTTCTCAATAAGTATCGGGCAACCATAGTAAACACAAGTTTTTATAACGTCCTCATAAAACATTTCTGCCTTAGGAGGTCTAGCTATATATTCACAGACAAACTGATTGCAAAAATCGTCCATCATTGTGAATTTTTTATACACATAGCAGGCAGCGTCAGACCGCCTTCCATCTGTTGTTGTATCATGGTCGTAAGGGTCACAACCTGCCACAAGCTCCATTTCGTTGCCAGGGCACTTTTTTTTGAATTTCATTTTTATACTATTAGCCCTCTCTTTAGGGGGTATCCAAGAAATTCTCCATTTGCCTTGAGAGCTTGGAATCCATATAACCTTTGAGTCCTGAATCCCCTCCGACCAAACAAAATTGCCTTTTACAACTAAATTATCAGCAGCTTCATTATAATCCATCTGTTGATATATTCTTTCAACATCAAATGGACTGTGCCTAGAATCATTTCTAAACGCCTCATCTACACTAAAGGGTCTTTGTCTTTTTTCTTCAGACAGTTTAGTTGTATTTTTTTTATAGGACTCACGAACATTTCTTAAATATTCTTTTGCTGTTGCTGATGTTAAATAAGTATGTTCACTAGAACCACTAATAAAAACATCACCAAATTTTTCTTGAAATTCTGCGT